TTGTACACTGTTTTTACTCTGTCCGATGCTCCAGCGTATGCCACGTCTGATTCCGCAACGGTAAGACCGGTCCTTGAACCAATGTCTTTGTAATATATACCAGCCGCTATTTCATCTCGTATTCCGCTGTCGTTGGCCACCAGGTTGTATGCTTCATTAGCAGATAAGAAGTTTACTGTGTCTTGCACAGGATTTGATAGGACCTGTTGATCATTTGTCTTGTTATCACTTCCTCTGGCCTTCGCCACGATAGTTGCGGCGGCCGCCGCGGCTCCTATGTTAAATCTAGCCACAGGAGATGAAATAGTTCCTGCTTGTTTTCCTATTTCCTGTATTCCTTTTTTTGCCAATCCTTTAAGTTCCTGTTTAACATTTGACTTCTTAATTTTTTTAGCATTGTTGTATGTGTTAGAAGCACTTAATATAGCACCCAATATGTTTCCTGTTCTTAGGTTACCTATTACGGAACCGACTCCGTCAACAATACCTCCAGGGCCAAAAATCGAATTGGTGCCTCTGCCTAGCACAGACAAAGGCGATGGCTCTTTGTCATAGTGTATATTTGCAAAACTATTAATTGTGCCTTTGCTGATTACTCCTGCTTTGTAAATTACAGTTTCATAAAAAATCTGCATTACATTTGAAAGCACTCCTGTTCCATCGGCATGGTCCAAATTATCATGTGAGAATGAACCAATGACAGGATTAACTAGCGTCATTGACGTGAATCTTTTTTTGTGCAATACAAAAATTTCAATGCCCTTAATGTAAGGCTTTTTACGCTGTACTGGAGTGTCCATTCCAAATTTATTTGTCCTGGTAGCATCTATGGGATCATAAAGGTTGTCCTTTAAGTCATCTATTGATAGATTGGCGCTCCCCAGTGAAACAGGATCTGCTATATGGTACTCGTAGTATTTCTTCCAAAATGCGTTTACCGTATCTGCATGGTCATCGTGGAATGTTATAGTTACAGGTTCGTACTGTATCCTCGTAGCTGGATATACTTTCTTGTTGTACTGTATTCTTTCTTCTACGTTCATTCCGTATTTGGGTAGCTCACATGCTTTCACCAACATGTTCAATTCGATTCTTTCATTAGGACCAAATTTTTCAAGGAAAAGATCTTCGTCAAGGTTGAACACCACGTGAAACAGGAATTTTTGTTTTGGTGCCAGTTTAAAATTATCATCTAGGTACAACCTAGATGCGTGTCTGTAGTCTTTTAGTCCTGGAAGACCGTCTTGAAAACCTTTTAAAAAGTCATTAATCTTTGGCATACTGTTATTTATAGTCACAAAAAAAGCGTCTATAAAGACGCTTTTCCTGTTATAATTGCTAACTTAATCTTGTATATTACTGTCCACCACCAGTTGAAAGTGTACCGATCGTTCTAGCTACTGTTGTTCCGATTCCTGTACCTTGTGGTGTCTGTATTGCATTGTCGTATTGCATAGACATCGTAATAGTTGCTGGCTCTGATACGTTATATGCCAGTGTGTTGTAGTTTACATTCTCAACATATGCACCGTATAATTCCCAAGTTTCTAGTACGTTTGGAGAACTTGCACCGTTACCACCATCAAGCATTTCGATTCTTGCTGTGAATTTGTAATCAATACCTGATGCCGCTGATGCTTGTTCAAAGAAGTCAAACTGTTTCTGTATCTGTTCACCAACCAGTTTTGTTACTGAGTTGTTCACATCATCTCTTAATGTAATTGTGATTGGATCCCAAGTGTGTTTACCTGCAACATAAACTTTTGAGTTGTAAACATCTAGTGTTACTTTGTCAAAAGTCAAGTTAGGTCTTGTGATGTCGATAACTTGTTTTGTTAGTTCTGATCTTGGTGTTGATACTCCAAAATTTTCCAGGATTGCTCTAAAACGATACTGAAGTTTTGGCATCAACAAGCCTTGTGATGCGGCGCTCTGATCGTTTGCTAAAGGTACTGTGAATTTTGATAATGTTGATATTGCCATGTGTTTCTCCTATTTATCGAAAATTAGTTCCCTAATTTTGCAATTTCTCCTGTGTTTTTAATTCTCAACGGTATGTAAATAAATTCAACTGATTTTACTGGTTCAATTGCTATATCCACGTACAGTTCATTCCTATCTACTCTCGTTGGTGTGTTGTTTGTTTCATCACAAACTACCAAGAAGTCAAATAATGCTCTTTGACCAACTAGCTCAAGTAAGAATGACTCTACTGCCGCTTTGATTTCATTTCTTGTTAATTCATCATTTGGTTCAAATATAAACGGTTTTCCGATCAAATCTAACTGTGTTCTCAAGAACACTGCCAATCTCGAAACGTTTATTCTATCAAGTGCTGAACTTGCACCTGTTTTTGTCAAGTTACCAAAGTTAACTATACCTGCTCCTGAGAAGAAAGTAATTGGGTTAATTTTAACTTCGTGCATTGAATCTCTCACCGACTCTGTAACAGATATTGTTTCAAATTCACCTGTACTTGCTTCGATGTAACCAACCGATGTAACATTATCCACAACACCTCTTCTTGTTCCTGATGGTGCGAACCATGGGAAAGCAATGTTGTCGTTGTTTGCTAGTACTCTCAACATCATGTGAGACGGTGGCACCACAATTGATTTTCCTGTGTTGTCCGTTGTCAAACCTGATGGATAAAATACACCCAGGTAATCACTTGAACTAATTAAACCATCTTCGCCGTTATCTAATGCATTGGCTGTGTTGTTTGCATAGTTTTGTATTGCTGTTGACGTACCTTCTAATCTTAAAGGAGTGTCTCCAATTACAAACGCTGTTTCATTCCTGTCTGTATTCAAGTTTATCATGTTTTGGATTAACTCTGGGTAACCAGGACAAGCTATTACATTGAATCCTCTTTGGTCTTCTCTAATTGCTTGGTTAGTATCGATCTCTGATTTTAATTGTTGAACAATCACTTTTCTCTGTGATTTTCTTCCGAAAGTTCCAGAGCCGTCTGCATTGTTACCTGATTCAGTTACCCATCTGTCTGGGAAGTATCCTGCTACAGATTCATTACTCATTCTAGTGTTACCTAAACCGCTTGATCCTGAACCCGGATATTTTGCTGTTGTAATATAATTGTTCTTGTAACACTTGACATTGTAACCAGAACGTCTAGTGTTGAAAAGTAATATTCCATTTGGATATAAAGCCGGATCTGGAGCATCTGGATCTAAATGACCGTCTGTCAAAAGATCTTTGATTGAGCTTGCCGTACCTGCTTGTTCATTTCCGTTTGCATTCTTCTCTGTTGTAGTCTGCCATCTTGCATCTGCAAATACAATACCGTCTTCTGTAGTTTGGTCTGTCTTGTCAACCAGTTCCCAAGCCGCACCTGTTGTAGTAACTGCTACTTGGTTGGCCGTGTTAGTTGAACTCAACGTTGCCGCTGTGTTGTATTTGTAAAGTTTTGGATAGTTTTCTAAATCGCTAGTATCAATCCATAAGTCATTGTTCACAAGTGGCGTACCATCTGACTGTGTTTTTGGTGCTGTTGCACTAAACTGTGGTCCTTCTGGATCCGTTGATGAGTATGCTGTTTTGTAGCCAACGAAAGTTGTACCATTGTGTGCCATGATGTCAGCGTCTAAACTAGTGTTGTACCACAATGTTCCGTCTGCCGGTTCATTAGTTGGCTCACTTGTTGAAGCTGTGTAACTTAATCTTTTCCAGTTACTTGCCGCTACTTCATTACCCACTGTTGAGTCTTCTGAATCACCTGCAGGTGCAACGTATAAGTTGTCTACTAAAGTAGAGCTGTTTGCAGTGAAGCCACCATAGCTGTGTGCAGATCCTGTACCGAATCCTGCGTCATCAAGTGGTGTACCGCTTGTATTATTCATTCTAAATTCACCACCTAACTCGTGAGTGATTTTAATCGCACCTTTGAATTCTCCTGAACCGATAACTTCTGCTTTCAAGTTTGTAAATCCTGCAGTTGTAAATGCAGTCACGAAGTCTTCCGCGTCACCTAGTGTTGAACCATCTCCAGAAATCATAGTAACCGTTTTGGCAGTGTCTAATGCTTCTTGATTTTTCAATGATTCTCTTACTGTGAATGTTTCGTTTGCAGTGAAGCTTGGATTTGTTGTTTTTGACTGTATAACAGTTTTTCCACCTTCGTATCTGAATAATTGGAAATCACCTACGTTTCCTGTAGTGTCTGCTTGTCCGTCTATAGTCTGTTCTGTAATGTTGAACTGGGTGTATAAGTCACCAGCTGATAACGCTGTTCCACCATTCGCGGCATCTAATTTGAATATCGCTTGATGATGTGTTGCGTGTAATGGTGCACTTACAGTTGAGAAACTTCCGCTAGCCGAGCTGTATAGTTTTGCAACAATGTTCGCACCTGAGTTTGCTGAAGTTGTCTTGAACCAGACTGAACCGTTAGGTCTGTTTTCGTCTGCTGTTTTCCAAGTTGGTCTGCTAGTGTGTGCCGCTTGTAAAAATTTAACTCCATTGTAAGTTCCTGCTGTTATTCCTAGTTCTGCTAAAAGTCCTGAACCTTCCTCTATTCTGATAGTGTTGTCACCTGCTGAAGAGTCACCAAATGCCCCACCGTTGTGGAATATTTCAAGGTTTCCTGTTACTGAGTTTACTGATGCAGATATACCTGCCAATGCCGCTCCATCGCCACCGTCACTTGATGTGTTGATAGCTGTTGCAACGTTTGATAAAGCTGTGCCACCTGTTG